AAGGAGGGCGTCAAGCGAAGTTTGGTCGTCCATTGTTTATGAAGGAGACGGGATTTCACACGTTGCATCTTCCACGCGGTATTTGTAACATTTTCCATCTACCTTGACAGTTTTTGAATCGATCTCTTCCAAAGGAACACCTAAGATACGGTAGGTTGCATAGTTACGATGAAAGATCAATACTGAGATACCTAATCCAATCACAAATGAAAAGAAAGGACTTGCTCGTTCAATGGCTTTTGTGATATCAATCATTACTTCTTGTTGAGACTTGCGAGTAGATTGAAGGAATCTGCCTCGGCTCCACAAGGAACTTCAATGGCATTTGTGCGAACACATCCTGTATCTGTGTGAAAGATATCGTTGTCATATGGAGTAGGAACAGCGACTTCTTTTCGGGTAGGCGGAATAACAATACATGCAATTAACATACCTACAATCACTCCCGCTGCAATCCACGTGAGATGAAACATTACTCTTAAGAAGGAACAACTTTTGAGGCAGCCTTGGTATCCATATATTTGAAATAAGCTAGTGCAATAGGAGTCAACAAGAGACCTGAATAGGGAACTACAATTGAAATACATGTCAAAATATAGGCAGTAATCGTATGACCAGTAATAATTAGCAAGTGATAAGTGACTGCAATACTAAAGACCCAAAGTAAGGTCAAAATAAACTTTCCAACTAATCCAAGTGCTTCTAAAATTGTATTTGAAGGTGTAAAGCTAGACGCATCTGGAAGTTTGTATTGAGGTGCTTCACCAAACTTAACCTTTTGACCATCTGGAACAGCAACTGTATAAGGTCTTCCTGTTTCTTCATCCCTATAGGTCAAAGTTAATCTTCGTCCAGTCACGACATTTGCTGTCTTCTGTTTCTCAGCTATTTTCTTTTGTAGTGTGCTAGATTCCAGTTGATTTACATTGAAAGTAATACATTTAGTATCGGATGCCGATTTACAAATTTCAGTTGCTATTTTCTTAATTTCAGTCTTCTCAGCGTCAGATAAAGAGACATTTTGAGAACCCGTTAATAAATCAAAAGCTGGAACAAGTGTAGCATCTGCTACCAAATCTAGATATCCTTGTTTAGCCTTCTCTTGCATCGAGGGTGTAATATCAGTTGTAGAATTCTCATCACCCCACGTTGCTTGTTCAACGATAATGCCCATTGTTAGTTAGCAAATACGAAATTCGCAAGACCACTGACGATTCGCAGGAAATTAATGGCTTCAACGTAGACACCAAGATTGTAGGTGTATGAAAAAATGATATTGTCTCCATTTGTATTACGAACGACTGTCACAATTGTATCTGGAGGATACAACAAGGTTCCATCTGGATTTCTTAATGCAAGCTGAGCAGCTGTAACTACTACAGGATTGGGTGAAAATACAGTAGATTTCAAAATACAAACTGTTTCTTGTGCAGCAACTGCAGCAGCAGTTGGGATCGGTTGTTGTAATGTTAAACGCAAGGCTACTTTGTTGAACATACTTCCATTAATAGCTCCACTTGGTTGATACAAGTCATTATTCAGAGCAAATGAATACATATATACTCCAGGAATTTCAGGTGCATTTCCGGTTGTATGTTTGTACATCTGAATCAGTGAGAAGTAAGATGAAGGTTTAACAGCAAATCTCTCTTTACCATCTAACAGAAGTTGTCCTTGTGTTAGTGCATCACGAGGATACACGGATGTAATTTGTAGTTGACCACTTGAATACAAATATGTTTGAGTTTCAGTTGAATATATCACTGAAGAATATACATCATTTGCAGTGCCTGTTGTTGTAAAAGGAGCACGGTGAGGATCATCCCAGTTCGTATAGTTATCCCAATCATTCGTCAAAATCTTATCGGATCTCTGAGCAGACCATACAATACGAGTTACTAAATTGAAGAACGGAATTTCAATGTCTGAATTTCCACCATACTGACCTGGATTGTTTACAAAGGTTACAGTCTTTACTAGGAATGTCTGATCTGCAGTTGCAAGTTGAGCCATTTCCATCTCTGTCAAGTAGATAAAGTTTCCTTCCAGATAGGGATCAGGGAAAAAGGTAGTGAGACTAGTATTTGTAGACGCTCCAGTTACAGTAGGTGGACTCAAGAATCGACCAATACCATCATACGTTGAGGTAGGAGAAAGAGGATTATAACTTGTCATTTCTGGACGAACACGCTGACCATAAGTCGTTGACAATGGATTCACATCAATAACCGTATACAATTCATTCAGTGGTCGTAATGTAACATTGATTGAAATGTCGGAGTTCTGCATAGACACTAATGGAAGAGCCATACCAGGATTCTCACAAAACCAAAAATGAAGAGGAATTACTAATTGACGTGAACGAATTGAAGGTTCAGGTGTCTTGGTGTTTGGAACACCACCTGGAAAGTTCAAAGGTGTAATTGCATGAGGATATTGATTGATTCGATCATATGCATTTGCAGGATCCTTAAGTTCAGGCACATTACCAACCATTTCATCTACAATCTTTCGCTTGTTTGGATCATGTGTCAAGTAGGAATAAAACTTGAGCCATTCACCCGTTAGACGTTGAAGAACTTGACCATTTGCAGTGATCTCTACGCTATCAATCAAATTGTATCCAATATTTTCAACCCACTTGAACTCGTATCCGATCGAATTTGAGCGTTGATCATATCCAGTAGGAGGAGCATTTGTATTTAAAAAGTAAAGAGGTGACCAAATATCAGGTAGAGTCACTACAAGATAGGTATCATGAAGCATCTGTGCGTAGCGATCAATCCGACACGAAATTGTTCGTTTAGTTGTCTGAGCAAACTCCAAATTAGAGCTGCTAAATGTCATTCGGATTGCTTCCATAGCAAAGTTAGTGTGTCGCCGATAAACTGCCCTAAAATGCGTCATAGACGGATTTCCATTAATAAGTTCGTTCTGGGCTCCAATTGCGACAAGTTGAAGTAGACCTCCCGGCATATTGTGTTAGTATGAGATTAGACTAAATAGGTCGTAGTCGCAGTATTTCTAGGAACACAGCAATCTGAAGTGTATGTTTTTCCTAATGTAGCTGGGCCAACTGTATTGATACCTACACCCCCAACAAATCGAGTGTACATTTGTGCCTCATTTGCAAGAACACCAACATACATGGTATTAGTGCGTCTCTTCTGAGGTGGAGGAGCCACAGATAATGATCTAGCAATAATCTTGCGCTTCTGGTTTGTCAAATAATCTTGCGCTGAGTTGACTTGCATTTGTGATTTACGGAGAGAAAAGACTATCAGTATAATGAGATTTGTTCTGGTTAGCACTCACGTAGATCAGACGACAGGATATTCAAAGGTTGTGTATAATCTATTGGGTCAACTGTCAACACTTGCACCTCAAGTGAAAACCTATCACTTTGGATTTCAGCGTCATGCATCACATTCAAATATTCGAACAGTTCCTAAAGGTGTCATTTCGTATGATGCAGCTGCAAATGAAGACCCAAAGGAAGAAGGATTTGGATTCAATAAAATTTATGATTATTTAGAGATGGTTAATCCTGATGTAGTGATGATCTACAATGATCCATTGATTATCCATCGGTTTATTGAAGCAATGAAGTTTGACAAGGAAAAGTCAAAGTATAAACTTTGGTTATACATTGATCAAGTCTACGAAGGTATTTTACCACCTCTTATTGAAAGTATGAACAAAAATGCACACCGTATTTATTGTTTTACTCCTTACTGGGCAGACATCTATTCAAAATATGGTCCATTTCCAGACATTCGAGTTCTTGAGAATGCAGTCGATACAACCCTTTTTTCCAAAATTCCAGAAGTAACACGTGGCGCTATTCGTTCTTCAATGAATCTTCCATCCGATGCAGTCTTAATGATTAATGTCAATCGCAATAGTCATCGAAAAAGACATGATCTAGCATTGATGGCATTTGCAGAACTTATTACACGAGATCCAAAGAAACCTTATTATTACATGGTTGTTACTGGACTTAATGCTCAGCAAGGAGCCTATCATGACATCAATCGTATTTTTACACTTGAACTACAACGTCGAGGATTAACTCCAGCAGATTTTGCAAAGCGATTAATGTTAGTCGATACATCTGCAAAAGCTCTTCCTGATGCAGCCATTAATGAACTCTATAATGCAGCAGATATAGGTGTGAACACTTCAGATGGTGAAGGATTCGGACTCTGCCAGATTGAACACTTGTATACAGGAGCTCCTCAACTTGTAACGGATATTGGAACCTATCGCTCATTTATGGATGAAACCGTTTGTGGATTTGTCAAACCAAATGATCGCATCTATTTCTCCGGAACAATGCCTCTTGGATCATGGGCTCCTAATTTCAGTTACATTGATATTGCAAATACAATTGAAGATATGATTTCAAAACTTCCAGCTCTTAAGAAAGCAGCTGCAAACTATAAGTTCAAGACCTGGAAAGAGGTATGTTCTTCGTGGTTAGAAGATGTTAAGTCAGAAATTCTATAGAATTAGGAGTTACTAATGTTCCCATTCGTAATAACCGTTGATTATCATCCCATGCAGGTCCATCAAAGACTTCCTTTGAATCGGGATCTAGAATTAATGAAATTCCTTTGACCAACACTTTTTGCAGTCTTCGGTGTTTCTTGGATGTATTGCGCAATACAGTTGCATCTGTATCTTCATTTTTGATATTTGGTCTGAAAGCTAAATCTTCGCCTGTTGTGGTTGAATCAAATCGCATACAAGAAACTACTGGACGTTCTCGAGAATGAAGCTTTCTATGAATTTCACAATCAATCGCAGATTCTTTTAGTAATAACGCCATGCGCTGTCCAATGCGTTCCTTTTCGAAAGCCGTTTCGTAAAGGTATTCATCTGTAGACATGAACGTTTCTACTGG